CTAGTATTGAAACACCCTGATGGAACTCCTCCTATTACTGCACCCCATATTTCTCCAAACAAATGGGTCATACGTTGGACTAGATTTCGTGCAAGCCATTCACATACCTTCTTTCTTAATTTAAAGGCTTGCGTCCCTGGAAGATCATAGTATAACATCTGACCAAAATAAAGATCGGTAAAGTGCGCAAGCACACCTTGATCGAATCTAAATACGTCACCTTCTACCAATATTTTCTTCCATTCATTTAACGCCGAAATCCCCAACGAGTCTGCTATCTCATCACAGCCACCATAAATCCACGCGTGACCTATCTTTATCATTGCACATCTTTCTATCATCATCCGCGCTTTTGACACAACTCGCTCCATCAAAACAAACAGCGACGACGGGATCACGAAAATCCGCACTTTCTGTAACCACGCCGTAAACTTCTCATCACTCTTCTGCTTCGTCTCACTAAAAAACATCTCCGCCTTGGCCGCTAGTGAATACTGACACGCTGGATCATAATTATCTGATTCCAAAAAACGTATTAGCATATCAATATCACTCTCTAATATCTCATACTTCGACCCCGACGGACTAACTTTAACTTCAATTCCTTCGTATTGCAACTTCGTATCTGGGCCATCCTGTAATCCTGCCGAGGATCCCAGATATACTGATGTAAGGCCATCCAAAGAGAGCGGAAAAACCATTGTTCCTTTCTTCCTATCAACACCCATTTTATAATAGAAGACATCTAGTGCTGTTTGTACGTGTTTCCACGCCACTGGAAAATCTTCTACGGGCTGTCGCACATCTCTCTGTGACTCTAACACTGCATTACGCCATTTCGCTGGAAAAAGTCCTGCATTCGCAGCAATGGCCTTCGTCCTTCCATTAATGGTACCATATGCCATGTTGAATATTGACCATCGCTGCAATATCATAGCCTGCAGTGACGGAACACCCCTACATGAGGTTACCGCTAATGGATCTAACAGATCAGGGTTTGAATACTCAAGATCTTCCTTACCCCATACAAAATCAACAAAAAAACTGACTGGAAGGCCTATACCTTTCCCTCTCCAGTACAGTAAGTCTGCTTTTTTTGCTATAACTTGTAAAGGCGGTTCAGGTGTCTTTCGCTCTGCTGATACAGGAAATGACACGTTTGGGGTCTGTCTCAATAATAACTTTATATTCTTCTTTTTATCTATTTGAGAAAGGAAATAGTATACATCTTCCATAGTCGACGTATCTAACTTCCTACTTAGCCCCGAAGGATACCGCACACAATAATCTGTCAACCAACTTTTAATATCATTTTCAAAGTTTGAATAATTGACAGTATATGTATACCCTGCTAGCTGAGGACATGTGCCTATGATTTTTACAGAACAATCACAGAACGCATGATCACAACCAGCAACTTTAGTATCTTCGAACTTCAAATATGTACCCTTTAATAAATGATTCTTTTTCATGTACATCTTTAGTTCACTAAAGTAAGGTAGATCTTTAGTAAGTAACCTCACAAAATGCTGCAAGGTGTAAGCAAATCCCCGATCTGTTTTAAAGTGAGGACTCAAAAGGAGCGCAATTGTTAACAAGTATCCACACTCGATCCGGG